TTCTTCAGAAAGTTTTCTAATCTTGATAGAGGCATTTTACCTTCTTACTATAAATTTCTTCTAACCTATTTAGACAGGGCAAATAACTATCTATATGAATATGGCCTGTGTTATACGATCTATGTCAGTAAATTTACCAGTATTCATAATAGGAGCTTGCAATAAATCGGCAGGAATGATCACTGCTCTATTATATTTCATACCAAAGGTAAACTCTCTATGCCAAGTAAATGCAGATTCATAGACATCTTTTATGATATCAAAATGTTTTTTAGAGGCATACATCGCCTTCATGTCCTCAACTATAGAGGTCTTTCCAGCAAAGTTCCATATGTTTGTGCCACCAAAACATTCTTCTGTTTTGTTCAAGTATATCTCTACCTTAAATTGAAAAGGCGATGGGTTATGTTCATACCATAATTGAAAAGGTATGAGTCGATCTGGTTCATCTACCATTGTCTGTTCATTCAAAAACTCAACAAGAAACCACATAAACTCCATATTTTCGTGAAGAGTTTGTTTATGACATGGCCTGCCCCAGTGTCCGTCATCATGGCATATCTGTTTGAGTATATGTTCTAAATTTTTTCTTACTTCACCTGTTTCATATGCCGCCCTTTCTATACCATTTGGATGATTATTAAATGGTATATTTTTTTCTCTTGGTAACTTCAATGCGAGATTTCTCACTTCATCTGGATTTGCATAAAAGTTATCTATTACTATGGCACTTCTATCTTCTGGGCCAATATCCGTGATGGCAGTTATTTCTAGGTCTGGGTTGACTTCAAACATCTTTATTTCTTTCTTCAACTAAATGTTCAACTTCTGAGGCAACTTTATCCATCACCTCTCTTACATCAGTTCCTGATCCAGAGGTATGATAGTAGTCTTGTCCTTTTGGAGCGTAATGTCTGGTGTGGAGTGTCCAATGCCACTGCTTTACACCTTTAGAATACCAAAATTGTAAACGCATAAAGTTTTAATTTATATATGAAAGGGGGCAGAGCCCCCTATGGTCACTTGGGTAACAAGGAGTAACCAATCCCCGATTGCCCCTTAGGCAGTGACGAGTTCGTCAGTGCGGGCAAATTCTCTCGTAAGAATACGAGAGAACGCTACGATGTTGTTCGCAGCAGTGTCAGATGATTTTGCATCTGTGGTTTGCTCTCCGAGCAGGTTTTCAGTCATGCTCCTTGTACCCTGTCGAAACCATTGCACCCCCTAGCTTATGGAGGTGAGGGGAGTCGAACCCCTGTCCAAAATATCGGTGGCATCACCTACATGGCTTTTTTAAAGTCGTCCATCAGGACTTGACAGTTGGTTTCTCGTTTAAAACTTTTGCTCCTGTCTGCTTAGCAATGTATGCTGCAAGTTCTGGTGTCTCTTCCCATTCCCATATCTGATTATGTTGGGGATTTTTTTTCTCAATCGTGAGTGTGCGTTTTACCATTTTCAACCTCCTGTGATAATAGTTCGATCTCATGTTCGAGTCCAATGATTCTGAGTTCTGCATCACTGGCAGACCTCTCAAGGGCTCTCACTTTGGTACTCAAGTTTGCAATTTCTACTCCAAAGGCATTTATATTTTGAAGTAGTAACTCATTACCAAAGGTTGTAGGATTACCTTTCTCAGCGTAAGCGGTATCTTGAACCTTCTCACACTCAGCTAGATATTCTTCTCTTGACATTCTGTTTTCTTTTGCCATTAGGAATATTCCATGTAAATGTTACCTGATATTGTGGTTCCTCCTTCGCCAGTGTTTACCATGTGCATGAGGAATGATGGGAATATAATTATACTCCCAGGCCCTAGTTTGGGTTTGTAATCTAGTGGAAATTTTACCACTTGATTACCCACCTGATTTTGAATATCCCTCATGGAGGGATTCAAAAATGAAGTCTTTGAATATGTATCTACATATATCACAAAGCTCCATTGACAATTAGGATGTATGTGAACATCCTGATAATCATGTTTACCATATACATTCTTCCATATATGGCCAAATCTAGGATTGGCACCCATTAATTGTGCTGGATATAAATTATTCTCAACAACCTGAGAAAGATATTTCCATGTTTCTTTTGGAATACCCTCTACTGTCTGTGTGCCAAAAGTTGTAGGCGTACCAGAATCCCATGTTTTTTCTAATGCTACGTCTGGTAATATTATCTTTTCTAAATCAACTTCATCCTCAAAGATAGGAATACCAAATAATAATTTTTCCATAGTTAGTAAAGCCAGTCTTGATACTCGCCCTCTATATCTAATTCGGCAAGTTTACTCTCCTGTAATTGTTGTCTTATGTCATCATGCAATCTCTCCACTGCTGGGTTTATTCCACGTTGGCCAGGCAACTCACCCTCTCTTTGTGCGTCTACATCAACTATCACTGGTGGTAGTGGTTTTGGAGCATCTATTCTTTTGTAAGTGAACTCCTCACCTTCATGCAACTCCAGAGTTGTAATTGCATATTTTTCGTGACTACAATCGCAGTATTTTTGTCCTAGTCCGTCATAAACAGACCAATAAGGGTAATGTGGCATAATGTTATTTTACTATAATAATGAGCAAATGTCAACGAAGTCCGTCTTCCCAATCAAAATCTTCTATACTTTCTGCTTGACCTAGTTGTCTTGAAGCCTTATTTGTATTATATCCTAATGCTTGTAGAAGTCCCCATGCGTTTGTTTCATCATCATTTCTTAGTTGTCGCAATGCGTCTGCTCCATTTATATAGTGGTTTATTACAGGCACATTTCGGGCAATTTCCTCTGCCAAATTATTTTCTGCGGTAACTATGGCAGTGTCATAGTCTCCACAATCGCCTGGAATGGCTCCTGATGGAGGAGTTCCTGTGTATCCAATAGAAGTTCCAACCGAGGCTCCAGCACTAACAATTACTCTCTGACCTATAACTGCATGAGTGGTGTTTACATCTCCATCTGCATTACGAGTCGTAATGGTTGGCCACTGAAAATTACCCACATAATATTCTACTCTACCAGCACCCACTCTTGGCTCTGGTTCTTCCTGTACCTCTTTCCACTGAGATAAAATATTTGGATCTCCATTGTTAATGAGTTCTAATTTATGCCCTCTTCCTATATTTTTACCCTCAGCTATACCTATCTCTACTGGGTCTATAGGATTCTTAGAAGATTCAAATACAATGTCATCTACATCTGATCTAATAACTATGAACTGACTACCAATTCCAGTTGCGGCTGGTTCTGCACTTAAACTTGCAAAGTAATATGAGGATACCATTCCAACATAAAAAGTAGTTCCAATATTGGCATCTATAGTTTGAGTTACTGGATTGCTCAAAGTCATAAAATCTAAAACAACTTCTACACCTGTAGAAATACCAGCATCATTAGCTATGGTTACAATACCAACGGCAGTTCCAAAACCTGTAATTGTAGTTCCAGCTGCAAGTATGCCGCCACCACTCTTATATTGATCTGCATAGACCTCATCGCCAATGTTGAATGAAGTTAATATTCCTATCTTTTGATCTGAATAGATTTTATTATCAGTTGATGTACAAAATCCACTGAGAGGATAGTTATATGCAGCATAATTAGTTAATCCAAATCCTGTAACAGAAGTTCCAGCCCCAGCTAAAAATACTTGTGGATTATCTAAATCATCTGTGATGAAATCCCCAGTTTTGATACCAGAAACAACACCTGTGGTGAATCCAGCCAAATATTCTGCATCGTCATCAAGTATAATGAGTGCCGAACTACCTACATTAGCGTCTGCCTTGTCTATGGTTTCTACTACATTTGATCCATAATCTCTATTTTTGGGAAACTTATAGAACTTTGCTCCATAGAATCCTAAGAATCTAAATTGACTTGGATCTTTTTGAACCTCATACACTTTCACATTCTGTATTCCACCACCAAAGTAATTCATAACTCCAGAGTCAACCTCTGCCCATGTCAAATCATTTCTACATCCATGAAAAATTCTGGCATGATAAGCATTACTTACTTGTTGCACTCTCGTATTGAGAGGTTGTATATAACCTGGCAATTTATTATCTAACTTAATGATTATTTCATCATACTCATCAATGACCGCATCAAGTATAGCGAGTTGTTCAGAAAGAGCAGTAGATTCTTTCTTAGTGTCCTCCCTAGCTTGCCTTAATCTTTGAGCAATTACCTTCGGGTCAATCATTCATCTTCCCCCATAGTCATATTTGCACCAACAAATTCTTTGCCTGGATAATCTTCCATACTTTCTCCCTCATATTCTGTAATCAATGGTTCTAAATCCTTTCTTGTAGCATGAACTATGTAACTACAATGAATATAGTGTGTGTTAAACTCGTGAGGATTAACCAATATAGAAGTTTTATTTTTCATTTTGGCAACACTATAACATAAATTCTGATGTTTTCCAATAGGAGTCAGTTGTACTGTGATACTATCCTCATCCACAAGGTCTTTCCAATAATATGGCAACTCTATCTCATTATCGCCTTTTAAAACTCCCCTTACATATACACCTATTTCTGGGCCTTCTAAAGATACATGGCGAAGTCTATGTCCTTTTCCTTTTGTTGGGTGTTCAATGTCAAATGGTTTAGCAGGCGATGCCATTGCTTTTGCTATTTCAGCCGATAACCAAGGAGAAATTATTCTAGCACATGATATAACACCTGTAACTAATAGTTTACCCTGTACAGTTACAAGTCCATTGAATGTTGATGGAGCGTTTCCTACATTGAGTCCGTTTTTATTATTAACACCATTAGTAATACTTGCTGAGTTTCTTACTGTAAGACCATTCTTTGTACACAATCCTGTGAAGTTACTTACCGCAATAACATTAAGTACACCAAAGACATTAGCAATTCCTTTTACCTCTAAACTAACTGGCACAGGAAGATTCATTGGTGGGCCAATCATTACTCCAGCAGTAGGAACTGGTTGACATAACCCCATAAAAGTAGGGCCATTGAAAACACATGTGCCTGGAATAATTGGAACGGCTGGTAAAAATGATACGTCTAACGCTCCAACGACAGTCTTGTCGCCAACCATAGATATCGAACAGGTTGCTGGCATAATTCTAGTTCAGAGGGTTTGTAGCGAAGTTCAAGAGTCTTCCTAAGAATCCTCCTTTTTTTGAGTCGGCCTTTGTGCCACTTTCAACTGATGTTCCACCTTCGTTCTTCACAAAGTTAGCACCCATTGTTAGACCCTGACTTGTTAAAATGTTCGTATTAGTTGATTTGCAATGTAGAGTAGAACTATCTAAGTTTATAATTCCAGTGCAGCTTAGTGTAAGTTCTTCTTCTGCTTGGAATCTTATATTTCTACCTTTTATTAATACATCACCATCTTGAGCTTCTAGAACTATATGTCCACTACCAGCTGCAATTAGTTTTGCTGGTAGATTATTCTTCTGTACTTCCCCGACACCAACAGTTTCATAAGAACAACCATTACATACTAATCTTTGTAATCCATGTTTATACCATGCTATGCCTTGATACTCGTCTGTAAATACGCTATAGTCGGTAATATATTCTTTTAGTTCTCCCTCAACTAATTTGACACCAGAAGTGACCCTAAATCCAGGCTTGTTTTCAAAAAATATCTTATCTGCGGGCTTTAATGGTTCTTTAGTCATTAGTATCCTCCTCCATAGCCACCGCCACCGCTGGATCCTCCGCCCCCACTTGATCCAGAAGACCCAGAGCTATCAGTATTGTCAGTAGGAGGAGTAGGGTTAGATTGTTGAGTTGGTTGCTGAGGTGTTTGCTGAGTTTGACCCATTGAAGGAGTATCACTTGTGTTAGTTTCACTTGTGCTAGTGGTGTCGGAAACATTTGATTCTGGTAATGTAGATTGTTCTATAGCAGCTTGTTCTGCTGGAGTGTATGTGACAGGTGCAGATAATCCCAAACTTTCTTCTTTGGTATTATATATCGTAGCATGAGGAGTGGATACATGTTGAGCACCAACCATCTTCACTCCTGTTTCTGGGTGAACATGGAAATCACCGTAGTAAGGATTGCCATTGACCCAACCGACCTGTCTCTTACCTAAACTATAGACACAATCAACAACATTTACCACAAGCATACCAGTGCTAGGTCTTTCTCCTATATCGGAAACAAAGTCAGGGCTGTATGCTATGACTGGTTTTAGATCTGCATTTAAACCAGTTTTTGTATTTATTATGACATCAGGGATTACAGCGTGTTTATCTTGACAATTTATATTCTGGACTCCTACGATAGAACCAGCTGGGGTTAACAAGAAATCAAAGGTACACTGCCCCACTCTTCCAGAATCGCCAGGCGTGTATCCCAATCCAGGCTTAACTGGTATTAGATTAGTAACAATACCAACTGGCTGACTACCGATTCCCGAAACACCTCTAGTAGTAAAGTTGTAAGTATCTGTTCTTGCTATACCAGCAAAGGCATTATCGTTGTAGTCTTTGAATGACCCTTCTGACATTGATATGAAATATTCGGTATTAGGCCTTAAATCAACATCTGGGTCAACCTGTATGATTCTATCTGATAAGTAAGTTATTCTTCTATCATTTACATTTATTCTCTCATGAACAGTATTATTAATTGACTCTGTTATGACTACCTCGCCCTCGCCCTTTCTAATGGGTTCATTAAATGTAATTGATAATTTGATGGCAGTCTGAACACCTACTGCATCATCAGCTGGAGTTGTAAAAGTGATGAATGGAGCAATACTATCTAAATTAGTTCCATCATCGCCATATCCACCTGTAATTCCAATACCAGGCCCTTCTGTGACAGGATATTTTGGTGGAACTACGTTAGTTGCTGGGCAGTATCCTCCACCAGCAGATAACATATAGATATCAACAATAGATCCATTTTCATCTAAGATTGCTTCTGCTATTGCACCACCACCATGTCTGGTTTTATCAATAACAGTTATCTGTGGAGGAACACTATATCCAAATCCTTTCTCTAATATTTCCAAAGTTAGAATACTTCCATCTATAGATGAAACTATGGGTAGTAGAGCGGCAGTCTTTGTTCCATCTCCAAGAACTTCTACCTTTGGAGGTATACAATCGCCCCATATGAATCCAGCGGGAACTCCTCTACCCAAATCATCTTGATTTTTTGGATTTCTGACTTTTTCATTACAATCAAAGAAATCAGCCACATCATTACCTAAGATACTGAGTAGAGAGAACCTGTCGCCATAGTTCATATCATCTTCATCAGCTAATTCGTTAAGTGTAACAAAAATATTATTGAGTCTCCAATTCTTTTTCCTATCCTTATCTTGTTGTTTAACATAACCTGTCAGTTGAGTTTTGAGTTCTTTTGTCACTGTAACTCCACCACCAGCGGCAGATGTTTTCCCTATATCAGTTTCTAATATACTATTGATTTGTCCATCTGAGAAAGTATCAAACACAGCTTTATTTGAGTCAGTAACCTTGATTGGCTTATTCATCTTCTCTGTCGCATTTAAAACATTCAGCCAACTTCTAGGTGGTTTCTTAAATCCTCCTTCTCCTTGAAGATAATCTTCGTATTCCTTACATTGTAAAGAATCACATGCTAGGAAAGATAATAACATATCAACATAACTACTCACTGATGATAATAAACTACCAATACCACCTAAGGCACCTGTCAACCAATCTATACCACCCATTATTGGAGATAGAAAACTTTGTATTTTATCATTAACTTCTCCCATGATAGCACCAACAGTCTGTTCGATGGCACATACAGTTGGGTTTAGGGCTTTACCGATCATGTCTTTGAAAAGACCTTTTAACATGCCCAAGAGATCAGTTCCAAGCTTATCGAAAATACAGAAAACTATATCCATTATTCTCTTAAATGCCTTAACAATCGGACTTTGCTGTGGCTCTGGAGTAAGAAATGCAATAAAGTCTTGGAACCTCTTACCCAAAAACTTTATAACCTTATCTCTAATTAATTTTATAACTTTCTTTATCGCACCATTTACTATTCTAGTAACTTTATTAAGTAATTTGTTAATATCTACTAAAGTGTTTCTTGCTGTATCAATATACTCACCAGCAAACTCTGTTAGGCCATTTACTGTTGTAAGGAAACTGCCGATGGCATGAGTTATATCGCTGATTGCATCGTTCTCACATGCATTATTAAACGTATGAGGGCCAAGTCCTTTAGGAGCATGTTGATCTACGTTACTTCCACTACTAAAAATTCCCTCAAAGTCATTTGGATTGAATTCTTTAGTTATTCCAACTGAATTATCTGAATTACCTGATGGGTTATTATTAGTGTTGGTATCACTTACTTTTCTAGTGGTTTCACCAGTAACATCCCTAGCGGTAAATATGCCCAATTCAGACATATCATTATTTTTAGGGCCATGTGGTTCAGTTGGTTTAATAGACCTAGCTAAGGCACCAAAAATTACTGGTTGTTGTCCTTCCTCTCCATCTAAGAAAAATCCAAAAACAGTTTCACCACCAAGCATCATAGAACTGGAACCAAGACAACCTTGGCCAGCTCCTTTCGATGCATCTAACAAGACATGAGCCCAAGGCAGATCGTCATCTGGGAGATCCTTTTTTTCAAAAGTATGATACCCAATTATTCTTACTTTACATCTAAATGCCCAACCGTCTTCGTCATCTACGGCTCCATCTCGCCAAGATTCTTTAGGAGCGACCTGTCCTATCCACCAGACAAATCCGTCCCTTCCAACAAAGTTGGTCTTTAGCAGTGAACTGTCTAACATTAATCGTCATACACCAAGCATTCTGGTTCGTCAGGATGCATATCACAAAATAGTTCTAAAGCGTTAGGATCATGATGATCTCCTGCCTCGATCTCTTCTTTGTGATGTTCTGCATAAACTTCTAGTTCATGCAATTCTTCCTTAGCATGTCTGCGTGCTGCAGGGTTTGCTAGAGGATCTTCTGCGATCTTTCGATCCAACTCCATGTGTTTTTCTATACTTTCCATAAATTTTCTCCTAGTTTAGTCCATAAGAATCTCTTACGAGATTTAAAGATGTAACGTTTCTACCGTCACCCAATTCAAAATGATGTCTCAAGGCTCGAACTAAGTAAATACCACTTATTTCGAGGTCTGCCCCTTTGTCATCCGCTCCTCCGTCACCTGACTCGGAAGGGCCAACATCAGGAATAACCACGTTTATGACTTGTCCGACTCTGATGCCGTTATTGCATGCTATAGTTATATTTAGGGACTGTTGGAAGAGCAATGAATACCTAGAGAATGATTTTGCCATGTCTCGTTCATCCCTTCCAGAACCCCTAGCCTTGCCATCATCATTTGGTTCAAGATTTTTTTCAATCATACCACTGTCCATGATCCTAACTAAACGTCTTGACGGATTATCCGCAAAAAGGTCGTTTTGGGGTATAGGAACATCAGGCCCAGCAGTAGTTTGGCCATCTTTACCATTTACATTATCTTTGAGTTTATATGGGGTAGACTTCATCTCCCAGTTTACAGGATCAAACGTAATTGTCAAGTTACTGTAAAGTCCAACTCTTAAATTTTTCTGTATATCTACTGCCTTATCAATAAAGTAGTCCAAAATTTTATTTTGATCTTCACCTTCCTCAGCTCTACCAATAGCAGTAGTATATGTAAATGTGTCAACCTTTTTTCGATCATCGTCATCACCAAGTTTTTGCACTTCATCGTTTGCTTTGTCCAATAAACTATCAATAGATCTAAACTTATACCCTTCATAATCTTCATAAAAGACAAATCCAGATGTTCCCTGCTCTCCTTCCTTAACTGGTTGTGTCTTTGGTGCCAAACCAGTTATCAAAAAGAATGGTTTTCTCATATTGCCTTGGAAATCATATTCAGTTGCACAAGGATCAACCTTGAGTCTCCCCTCATCTATTTTTAATTTTTCTTTAAGTATACTTCTCACATGTTCACTTATTGGGGCTTTCTTATATCTTTTTTCACATCTTGTAATTTCATTTCTTAAATTTCCAACTGTGCTCATACATATGACAAAAGTTTCTTGACTCTCTGTTCTCTGTATGTTTTCAATACTTTGAACAAAGAGGGGGGTGTTATCATTATTGAAAGAAAACGATTGATTCTCCGTTAATGATACCTTAAGATCAACTCTTTCATATCCTCGTATGGGTAATTTAGCAAGTAAGTTAGTTGTATCAGATACATGAACGTAACATGATATTGCTGGGGAAAGAATATCCTCAAAATAATCAATAGCAGTTATTGATTTTGATTTGGCTAAATCAGGAAATTTATCACTAACATCTTTCTCATCTTCTAGGTCAGGTTTATCTACACCTGACTCAGCACCACCTATACCGTCAGGATTATTCTTCAAATAATATTCAACATCATTTGGAGTTATCATACATTGTGTAAATTCTACTTTGTTAAGTGTTGACATTATGAACCTCCTAAAGATTGTACTGTAAGCATAGCAAAGGCCTCATGTACACTAACGCCTTGACTACCAGCCATTGATGATGGATCTGAGTTACTATCACCACCGCTGCCTCCTGATGGTGCTGGGGATGGTAAGTTTTTAGGGCCTGAAGGTACTTTCATCGAGAGAATTACAACTGGATTTTCTTCTTCTCTATCAGTTGATGTGTAATCTTCAATATCTTCTATTTCATCTTTCATCATTAAATTTCTCATAGATGACATCAACAGCGATCCTCCCTTTTTAACTTTTTCGATAAGTGGCTCATTTTCAGACAATATTCTAATTAACTTATCAGCATATACTGGTTTGCCCGTTACGTCTTTATCTGTTGCGAATCCTTCTTTCTCTAAGTTTCTTGCTACGTCTTCAGCAGATTCAGCATTTGTTTCTACACCAATATACCCTTTATAATCTTTATACCATACTTTTACCAAATAGTCAACTGCCTCCTGAGCATTTTGGAAATTAATAAACTTAGCCTTCTCGTAATATTTCTCTCCATCTTTCTCATATTCATGAACTACTTTCTCAGTATAATCTTGACCTTCTACTGCTTTTAAATTAAAGAAATTATTTGTTCCAATATTACTCTCACCAGCGCCAGTCTCTAACTGAAACTGTGCTACAACTGCTTCTGGATATTTGGCTCCAGCATTCACAGCCATCTGATATATAATTTTCTTCCTCTCTTCTATTGGAAGATCCTGATCATACTCCAAAGGTTTCTCCACTGCTTGCCCCATGATATTTTCTTGTGGTCGTATTCCACTTACGTTATCACCAATATCCTCATCATCAAATGCACTTGCTTCTAGATTACTTGTATCGTCAGTTAATGTTACTGTTTTAACTCCACCCAAACTAAATGTTTGAGACATATCCGCAGCTTTTGCTGGTGGCGAAAATGCATTAAGCAGACCAGCACTTAAAACACCAACTATACCACCCCTACTGACATCAACACCAAACAATTTTTGTGATGCTTTTTTACCAACACCAGCCATAGGAGTTCCAGACTCCACTAATTTAGTGAATCTTTCTATCAACTCCGCCAATCTGTCTATTCCCATGGCCTTGGGTTTTTTCTTTTTATTTTCTTTTTTCTTTTCCTCCTCCTCTCTTTTTTCTTTATCTTCTGTCTTTTCGCCTTCCTCTAATTCTTTAGCATCCAGATTATCTTTCTCCGCCTCTACCTTTGACTTCTTTTTATCTGTTTCTTGTTGATCTTGTTCTGGTTCTTTTATCTTGTCAACCTCAACTTTCTTATCTGCACTAACTTTATTGTCTTCCTTTACCTGTTCATCAATTATCTTTTTACCCTCATCTCTTTGTTTCTTCTCCTCATCTAATTTTTCTTTCATCAACTCATCATCACCACCGTAATTCTGCCTTAGTTCTGTCTCAGGATCTACCTCATTGGTTTTAGATCCTCTACCAAGAAGAAATGGCAACATAAAAAGAGTGCTAAAGTATCCTGGCATGGCTGGATTCTTTTTACCTTTTCCAACTCTCTTATCAACGAAATTTTTTGCCTTCTCAATCGTAGATTCTGATGGGACTTTATTCTTATCCATCATTCGACCAAGAAGTCTTGTAAACTTCTCAACCTTATACTCAGTCCCATCAATAGTTTTGGTGAGTTTATCTCTAACCTTTATTGTGGATACATCAAGTCCACCTCTACCAGTAGTTATTTTAGCCATCAGTTAGCATCCACAATATTATACACAGCCCTTGAGTATGGTATATGTATGTTCTTAGTATTAATAGCAAAGAGTATTGGTATCTTATTACCTGTTTTAGACATTGTAGGAACGGTGGGCGCCTGTTGTCCACTCATGTCACCACCATCACCTGTTTTGCCTCCACCCATGTCCATAAATTTAGGACTCATCTCGGTTCCACCAGCTGACTTCAAACCTGATGGTTTCGTAGATATCTCCTTAGCAGTGTCATGCATGAAATTCTTATCAACATTATTCACTATAGACTCTTTGAACTCTTCTTTATTCTGTTCTGCCTTTATTTCTTCTGAAAGTTTTTCTTCCTTTGGTTTTCCTAATCCTAAGAATTCTTTAACATTGTTAACTACGTTCTTAATCTGCATCATCGGATTGAAAGCAAATTCTTGGGATTTATCGTTTATATTTCTAGATGAGGATTCTAAATTAGATCCAGGCAAACCTAGGCGGCCTCTAACACCCTTTTCGCCATCCCTTCCATCTTTTCCATCTTTAACTTTTGCATTAATTCTTAAGGCTTTTAAACCCTGTTCCTCCATTAATGCAATTACCTTTTCATAATATTGGATATACCTCTGTGTTCCCGCCATTCTTTTATTGTCACCAGCCTCTTCATACTTTTTGTATTGCTCCTTCTTTTTTTCTAAAAGGTTTTCATAATCTTCTTTTGTTCTGATGATTGTTTTTGTTTTACGTTTGCTATCGTCTGTTGATGATGAACTTTTTCTTTCTATAACTAACTTGCCATCATCAGTAACAGATATTTTGGCATCAGAAAGAGTTGCACCACCCATCACATTTTCCTGTGAATCAACAGCGGATGCTTCTAATTTCTGTTCCTCTTCTTGAAGTATTTGTTTCTTTGCTGCTGCAGCTGCAATGGTATCAAGGTTCTTCTCAAGAAGGGCATTTATCTTTGCAAACTTATCTTCCTCTTTCTTTTTCTTTTCTTTTTCTTTTCTGTTTTTAAATAAACCCTTTCCAGTAACAAAGTCATAAATTCCCTTGCCAGCAAGAACAAGTCCACCAGCAACCGCAGCAACTGGGGCGAGGACAGGTAGTACTGCGCCAACTAATGGCACTGCCAATGCAGCCACACCAATACCAGCTGCAATCTTCAATATATTACCTACTACTCTCATAAATCCTCCACCACCTTTACCACTGGCTAACTTATCTACAAAATCAGTAGCTAATCCAAGTGCGGTTCCAAGAAACTGCATCTGGCCTGAGTTGGCCATTTTCTCAACCATACTTCCAAAATCACTTAACCTCTGTAGTCCTCCTTCAAATACTTTTCCTAAGAATTTATTTGGATCAAATGATTCTACGTTTTGTTCTATCCTATCTGCTGCATTAGATATGAATGATTTTACTTCATTCCTAGCTATCCTTGCAATAGATGGCTTTTTGATAGCTGTGTCCGCATTTAACGGCAGTTCTAACTGTTTAGGAACACCTAATAAATTATTCTTTCCTCTTGCTGTTGTCTTATTGAGATTTCCAAACTGCTTTGCTATAGTCCTTCCCTTTCTACCAATCTTTCTTCCTATGAAGGCATTAGTTCTTCTAACGAGACTATTACCTTTTTTAGCAATTTTACCTGTTTTTAGTAGTCCAGATGTTATCTTAGCCATTGTTTGCTTGTGCTTCTCTAGCCTTTTGTTTTAGGTTTTCTTCTTCAATGTGTAATTTAAGTAGTCCAACATAAATGTCTCTCTCCCAAGGAGGCATATTCTCAATTTCTGTTAGAGAATATTTATGATACTGCATGAGAGCGAAATTGATTCGGAAGTATGTCTCAAGATCAACATGAGACATACTTAAGCGAAAAAATCCGTTAGCCCCTCTAGTTCTATAGTATTTTCTTTGTTGGTCTTAGGATTTGTTACCTTTAATGTATGTTTCAATTTGGGCATAGTATCAAAGAATTTTTCAATCTTCTGAAACTGTTCCGATGTCAATGATTCGACCCATTCTTTAAGTTCTTTTTTAGTACACTCAGATGCTGAGAACATCTCTTCATCATTATAAACCATGTCAATGGATTGTGCTACAATGTTAAATGATTTTTCAACTTGATTTTTTTCATCATCTTGGAAGTTAGTTTCTACAAACTGGCTCAATGATGGGTATTTCATTTTGACAGTGTATCCATCAGCTAATTCTATATCTGGAGAATGATCATCATCTTTCACAACCTTAATATCATCAATACTCACAGTTACAGGAACTTCTGTAACTCCATCATCACCACATGTTACTATGAGTTCAATTGTTTCACCCACAGATTTGCCACGAATATTTAAGAATAAGTATTCTATGTCAAAGCTAGGTAGAGTGTCAATCTTTATTCCTTTGGTTAAAACACATTCTTTGAGAACTTGCTTAACAGCATTAGAAATTTGTTTTTGATCTTGAGATTCAAGCGAAAGTATGAGAATTTTTTCTTCTCTCACCAAAAATGGTCTGTATTTTACAGTTTTTCCATTTGATGGCAATTTCAATTCATACTCAGCCGTCGTAATTTTAGGTAAGGGCATAATAAGTAATTATTCGTTATTATTTAGAGGGTTAACTTAAGGGTTCTTTGGGGACTGTCCCTAATGGTATTTCAGCCATTGTGTCGAGATCATTAGTCTGTACAACATAATATCTATCATACGAAAAGTCAACTTGTACCTGTAATATTTGACCGTTTCCATATGACAAAGGAATGTCCTGTATTGCTATTGGAAATGCATTTATAAAGTTATAACTTATGACATCGGGTGTACCTCTCAAATCGGGCCCACCAAAATCGTATATGGTTGGTTCTTCACTCGGAGGAAATACTTTATTAAATCCCTCAAATACATCTTTACCACCAATACCAATATCTGTGTAAGAGGGCCCTAAATTTGAGGAGTATCTGTTTTTTACTCTTTCATAAGGTTTTAGATGCATATCTCTTTCAAATTTAGTAATTTGGATATCTCTCTTATATTGATTAGGATATCTAAATCTATGGAATCCATTTAATGCTCCTGATGTAGGATATCCGCCACGAGATCCTTGAGGAAAAGGTTGGCCATCATTGCCTGTGAAGAGAGGATTCATATAGTTAACCCACTCTTGAAATAGTCTAAGAGATGTATAATCGCTTGTTACATAAAATCCAATTGAAATATCAGTATATTGTCTCTGTGTCGCAAATCTTTCTCTAATACCTTGTCTACTACCTACTTCCTGTACAACAGACATACTGGTGCCAGGCAAGGTAGCCTCAGTTGCTAATAATTCAAATCTTCTCTGTTTATCGTTATCTCTAAAAACTCCACAACTTGTCAACCACTGATCCAAATTTTGAGCTACGAGTTGATTTTTAGAGTCTGCTTGGATTTGTGCCAAAGTTTTACCACCATCATCTATCGGAAACTGTGTTCTTGGGGTGGGATTAGATGGCGATAAATCCATAGACACTTTAAAATAATTAGATAAGGATGGTGCTCCTAGTGCCTCTTGGAAGTTCTGTAAATGAGCAGGATTATTTGTATCAACAGATCCCAGATCCACACTAGCGCCTAGTGGCCCTACCTTATTGAAGTAATTTTTGATGTGGTTTATTTCTGCCATCTAAATATACATATGACTTACCATACTATGTATACGAGTTTTTATGGCTTATAAGGGGAAATTTAAACCAAAACATACTAAAAAGTATAAAGGCGATCCCACTCAGATCATTTATCGCTCTCTTTGGGAGAAAAAGTTTATGGAATACTGTGATCTGACAGAGAATATAAGTCAATGGCAGTCAGAGGAGTTTTGGATACCATACAAAAATCCTTTAGATAAAAAGATGCATAGATACTTTCCTGATTTTTTTATTAAATATCAAGATGCAAACGGAAAGAAAAGATCTGTGGTAATTGAAGTCAAACCAAAGAAACAATGTAAAGCTCCACCAAGAAACCCAAAGAAAAGAACTAAGGCATGGGCACATGCTGTTCAAACATGGGTTATAAATGAAGCAAAGTGGAAAGCAGCAGAACAATACTGCGCTGACAGAAAATATGAATTTAAGATCATGACCGAAGACGATTTAGGTATTTCACATGATCGCAGAAGATATTAAACAAAAGGCTGGTGTAACAAACCATAAGAGTTCATGGTATGTGAATGCTCTTATAGAGGCCTTATCTGGTGTTCAAGAGGAGGAAAGAGATACCATAGATACTGGCGGTATCACACTAGGATCTCTATTCTTTTTTTCATATAGTGTAAAACATCCAGAAAAATATCCATTTTGGGATGTCCAACCATTAGCAGTGGCATTGAGATTTGATGGAGATGGGTTTCTGGGGTGTAATTTACATTATGTTAATCCAGATTATCGTGACGCTGTTGCAACTAGCTTACTAAATAGCGGTGGCGGGTCTGTAGTACCCAAGAACAGCATACACAAATACCTATTTTCTGGAATGGGTAGCCTATATAAAGTCCCTGATGATGAAGATTGGGCAAGTATATCTTTACTTCCCACAGAAAGATTCGTAGATAAAAGGGGCAGAGCATATCCTAAAAACAGAGCCTTTAACTGGAGAAAATAGTGGCAGAAGAACAAAACATTATAGAAACATACGGTGGTTATGATGAAATCAACCCAAAGATAGATGCGCTTAGAAATCTTGAAATAAAAAAAATACCCTACAAGGGTAGAAATAATGAGGGGACTGCAACCAGTTACAGAGTTTTTTACAATCCTGATACTCAAACGGTTCAAGTTTTACCTGTAGACTTAAATGGAGAGGTTGTGCAAGGTGCTGAATCAATATACACTAACGGTGTATTTGATTTAGATAAGATGGAGGTTGAACTATCGAGAACTGGTCAAGGTAACAAGGTAGTATATGGCCCTTTCTTAGATGAAGAGGAGAGAAAAAGAATCAATGAATTAATAAAAGATGGAGTAGAAAATTATTCCGTGGCTACTGGAACAGCTATTCCTAAATGGGTAACTCAAGATGGTTTTGCTAATGACCTAGAGAGTTCAAACAAAGAAAAAAAGGACATAAACTTAGGGTTGGTAAATGAAAGTTCGAGTGTTGAACAATCAAACATGTATGCCAATACAGAGAATAACAATAATTCAAAAACTAATAAAGGTCTAGTAGATCTAGGAGTTCCTTTTGGCCAATATAATAATATAGTAAAGAAAAATCAAAAAGGTTTTGGTAGAGATCACAATTTATCGGACTATGATGATGATGCGGACGTAATGTTCAGAAAGATAGTTAGATACCCAATAGACATGGCGGATAATATGGATCACATGATGATTCAATGTTATGCCTACCAACCACCATATGCTCCAGCATTTAGAAAAGAATTTGGAGAGAAGGTGCTAGACGAAAAGACAAAAAAGAAAGTATATGAAACTAACGTTGGCTTTGGTATACCAAGACAAACTCCTTTTAAGAGAAAATTAGGTGCTGGTATTAAACTCCCCATGCCTAATAATATGATGGATCAAAACCCAAGGATGTGGGATGAAGGAACAATGAACACTGGTTCTATGGGTGCAGTTCAAAATGCTAAAAAGAATGCTCTCACATCTTTCTTCACATTCGACTACTTCGGATTTGGTGGCCCAACAAGGAGAAATGCTATTGCACTCCAAAGATTGAAGAGAGAGGCGGGTAGAGCAGACATGCTTGCAAATCAGGTGAGTCAGTTAGTAAGTAATATGGGTTATGATGTTCCAGCAGAACAAATACTTTCTAGAAGTGTGGGTGTCATAGCAAACTCAAACACAGAATTACTATTCAGTGGAGTGTCTTTAAGAACATTTGAGTTTCAATGGCAAATGAGTCCTAGAGATGAACTAGAAGCTGCTAATGTGAGAATGATTATTCGTGCATTTAAACAATGGTCTGCTCCTAGAAAACTTGCAAAGATTGACACTGGGATGGAGAAAAATTCAAGGAACACTGGTGTCGGTCAGGCTGGTGGGCCATCTTTCTTCTTAGGTACGCCTAATATATTCAGACTTAGGTATTTGACCAGAGGTAAAGAAGATATCATGGGAGTTAATAAATTTAAACCTTGTGCATTGACAAACGTTTCTGTCAACTATACACCAGAGGGTCAATGGATGGCATATGACAGAGGTATGCCTATTTCTGTTGTAATGACTCTATCATTTAATGAATTAGAACCTATATACAATACAGATTACACAGCAGAAGTTCAACAGGGTAGGAAATTCATAGACAGTCCAGATGGAGGTAATAGAGGTGATTTATTCCCCATCAGTATCATAAAACAACATGATCCAGCAAATGCAGAGATAGGTTACTAATATGGCTAGTTACTTTTCATACTTTCCAGAAATAGCATATGTTTCAAGAACTAATGATAGGAGTTCTAGTGATGAGTATATTGTTGTCAAAAATATTTTCAAAAGAGTTAAACTTCGTGATGATTTTTACAATGTAGTTACTGCTTTTGATGATTATATGATTATTTCAGACGAAAGGCCAGATCAAGTAGCAGAAGCCGTATATGGAGATCCTCGTTATGATTGGGTAGTTCTTATTACCAATAATATTACAAATATAAGAGATCAATGGCCTCTCAATGCTCAAGATTTTCAGAAATACCTTTTAGACAAGTATGGATCAGAAGAGGAATTGACTAAGGTTCATCATTATATAACTGAGGTTAGCATTGACACCAAAAAAAGAATAGTTGTGCCTGAAGGTTTGAGAGTAGATTCTAATTTTAATTCTCAATATCTAGATCAAACTACAAGACAGGAAATTAATTATGGAGGCACATTAAATTCTCTATCTACAATAGATAGTGTCGGAACTGTTAAAGATGCCAATGGTAATGTAGTAACACATGACAATATACTTGCAGTAAGTAACTATGAATATGAGGAAAACTTAAATGATGCTAAAAGAAGAATTAAACTATTGAAAAAAGACTTCATAAATGTACTGATAAGTGATATGAGAGGCATAATGAAATATAAGAAAGGAACTGGTCAATTTATTACTAGGGGATTGAAACAAGCATTTAACCCTAGACTTAGTGGGTCATAAAAAAAGGGGTCGTAAGACCCCTTTTTTATTAGCAAACTACTTCAACTATGCAGTATGCTTACTCTTCAGCGAGTTTCTGAAAATAACTTAGTGCGTCATCTTCTTCTTCTGTAGTCTCTTCTACAGTAGCCACTGGTTCTGGTGTAGGTGTAAGACCTTCACTTAAATCCTCAAGATCTTCAGTGTCCATTTTAGGTGTGACGACTGCCTTTCTTGCTAGAACTGAGTCCAAACGTGCTTTAAGTTCATCATAAGACTTAAATTGGTCTGCAGCAGTAAACTCACTGAGATCATAGATCTTATCGTAGATCTTTTCTAACTCAGCATCATCATCTAAAAGTGCCTCTGTCTTACCAAACTCTGAACTATCATAGTTCCAGAATCCAGCGACCTGTTTGATCTTCAACTTGAAGTTGGCACCCTTCCAGAAATCAAATGGGTTGATTGGTTCTTCATCTTCAAACTCAGGTTGCATTGCAGCAGTGATCTTATCAAAGATCTTCTTGCCAAACTTATAAAGTTTGACTTGTCCTTCGTTCTCAGGATTTGCAGAATCCTTCACAATGTAAACATTTGCGTAATAAGATAACTTACGTTTTTGTTTACGAGCAATATCTTTGTCAGATTCACGACCACTGTTCCACAGAGTTCTGTTAAGTTCTCCTACAGGGTCATTCTTTCCAATAGTTGTTAAACTATTTTCAATATACCAACCGCCAGGCCCTTGAAATGCATGACTCCATACTTGAGTCCATGGCAACTCAGCGTTGGCATGTGCAGGGAGGAATCGTATGACAGCGAATCCGTTACCAGCTTTATCTACAGATGGTTTCCATAGACGTTCATCAGTATTACTTCCACCTTTTTCGTTGAGTTTCTCAACTTTTTTCATCAATCTCTCTGTTAGAGAGCCTGCTTTAGATTGTTTCTTTAGTGCAGCAAATGACATTTAGTATTCTCCGTATTTTTGTATTGTTGGATTGTTTATATTATAACATGTAATAATATATTGGTCAATCATCTGGAATGTTATTTTCTAACTTTTCCAAAGTTTGACTTAGAGTGTCAAAAAATTGTTGAATATTTTGACCATCTTTTAATCCTAAAAACTTTGCAGATTCTAGGATCTGTGCTTTCATTTCAAGAGCATCAGGATCTTCTTGTTCTAGGGACAGCCTAAACATAAAGTTTCTCTGTTTCTCTAGAAGTTTTTTCATCTTATTAATGTACAAATACCCCTCCTCTGAGGAAGGATCTCTCATTCCTCTAACAGCGATACCTGTCATTATATCTTCTTGTAACTCCTGTATCTCGGCCATTGCGGCTCTGACTGCTGGAGCTCTAAAAAATTCACTCATTAATAGACCTAATGTTATTACTATTTATCTGTTTTAGCTACCCACATAGGTAGGTATATCAGGGTAAATGCACTACCCCAAAAGGCGAGAAAAACGTATAAATGACTACCTCTATGAGGCGAAAATGCGAATCCTAAGGCTGTAACAATCACCCAAACGTAGTCTACTATACCATGAAAGGTTTGCCAACCATCACCATATTTTTCTATAAGACTTTCTCTTTGTTTTGCAGCCCAAGGCGAAACGTGTCTCATCATCACAAATCCTTCGTTTAGAAACATGATGGTGAACCCTATCCAGAATATCATAGTGGTAATTTAGATCTACTTGTTCTTTTTAGGTAATTTAGTTCTGTTGCTTCTGCTTTTAATTTATCTTTGAGAGGTTTAGAAATTAATTTACCTACTGATTCAAACTCAATATTCTTCTCTTCACAATAACTAATAATTGCTTCAATATAATTGAGTTCAGTGGTAAGTACAAGTTGCTCAATGTCACTTGTAAACTTATTCTGACAGAGAAATTTCTCCTTTAGCAGTTCATTAACTTCTTTCTCCATACTCTCCGAGTTTGTGTGTGACGAATTCTTTAATATACTTGGTAAGAAGTTTAATATAGTCACGTTTGTTGGTTTTTTCATAAACTTTAACATCTCCGTTTTCACATACCATCAAGGTCACAATCTTATCTACAGCAATACCTGTCATTTCATAGTACATACAGGCGTAGGCAGTCTCTTGTACAAAGTAATTTTCCAACCACTTCTCTGGTTTAACTTTCTTAGATGTTTTGAAGTCTATTATGGCTAATTCGCCATTGTATTCTGCAATGCAATCAACTCTTCCCGCTATCCCAAAATACTCACTATATAGTGGTTTTTCGAGAGCATGAATATTATTTATGTTATCTAAAGATTTTTTCCCTTTTAGAAAAAGAGCCTTAGTTGTGGGTAATACATCTAAAGAGTTGATATCTTCATTTGAAAGATATTTTTCAACCAGATCATGAAACTTGGTTCCTCTATCAGTAGCAACCTTTGTGATCTTATTGGCTTCCTCCTCACCAACTCTCTTTCGCCATTTGATAAATGTCTGACGATTATAGAAACTGGTTATAGAAGTAATAGAAGGAGCCTTCTGTCCACTTGGAAGAGTGTAATATCTGACTCCATCTATAGTATTGGCTTCTAACTCAAAATCACCAAGTTTATTCAAATGAGTAAACATTATAAAGACAAAGCGAGTTTAGTAACCAAATAGTTTCTCACTAATCCTGATCGAACAATATCATCTATACCGAATTCAACAACACCGAAATCATCTTCCATGATCTCGATGATACGTTTAAAGTCTAAGATGCCATTCTTCTCATTGGACTTTGTAAGATCCGTTTGAGTAGAGTCACCACAAAACATTATTTTACAGTTATCTCCTACTCTTGTTATTATACTATCTAATTCATGAAAATTCAAGTTTTGCATCTCATCTACTAACACAATGCAATTATCAAGTGTTGTACCCCTGATAAATGATGTGCTCCAGAATGAAATGGTTTCTTGTGCTTTCAAATTACCGTATAACATTTCAAAGTCATTGTCTGAAGGCATTTCAAACATATACTTTACCATATTCTTATAAGGAATCTGATAGAGTGATGACTTATCTTCATGGTCTCCTGGCAAGAAACCAATCTCTCTCGTAGATACTAATGACCTAACAATATACACTTTATCATATGGTGTCATTTCGTCAAGTACATCTTTGAGTGCCAAGTACAAACTTATAAAAGTTTTACCTGTACCAGCAGCCCCATATGCAAACATGTTCTTTCCTTTTGCATAATGATCAAATAATATCTTTTGATTATCTGTGATAGGTTCGATGTCAACCAACATACCATTGTTGATTGGCCTCTTCCTACGCATTTGTTTAGCAGTCATTCCAGCACCGACAGTGCTATTAGTGTTCCTTCTTTTTTTAGTTGACATACTTAAACAATACCTCTGTTAGCTAAACGACCCTGTATTCCACCAGCTTTCTCAGATTTCTTTAGAATCTCTCCCCAGCCTGGATGTTTGTTGGTGAGTTTGTCTTTCCACTCTCCAACTTCTCCAACGCCTGGCACTGTTGATGGATCTGAGTAGTCACGTTCCCAATCTGGGTTATCAGTTTTCCACTGATCCCAATCATGGATACTCATAACCACCTCTTTTTGTTCTCCAGTTGATTTGTTGACCACAGGGTATGTTGCCATTAAGATTCCTCTCCGTGAAGTTCTTTTTTAATTTGTTTTTGAATTTCAACCACACCATTTCTCCATTCTAATGCTTCAGAAACAATTGGAAACTGTTCTATGAATACAGTTTTACATGCCTGAGCAATGTCCATGTGTTCCTTCTGAGTTCCATGAGCGGATCTCAGTTCAATATAATGAATCCATGATCTACAAGAACC